TTCTGCCAGAGCTGCCGTACTCAACTCCGAAATCAGCAATAATAATCGTATCCCCTAAAGTAAGTAACCAATCTAACCAAGGTAGACGAGCTCCATTTTCTGTAATGGTCTCTCCTGCCGATAGAGATAATAAATTAGCAAAGTTAGTAGGCTGTATATATACAAAGACGCCTCCGGAAATATTTTTACCGGAACTTGAAAATCTTCTCATTTCAATACTTGTAGCTCTTGCGACAGATGCAACAATAGCACTTGTTACGTCTTTACCTTTAGGGATACCAAAATCAGCCCTAAGAATACCCGAGTTTAGTTCTGATATTACAGGGCTTGACTTTATTGCAGACGAGACAATCCTTCTTATTGGCGATATCATTTTACCTATAGAGTTTTTAAAGGTATAATTAACCTCTTTGACAAGAGCCTTCACTATCTCTTTCTCTATCTGAGCGGTAGTCTGTGTTAATTTAAAACTAGAAACCATTATTATCCATTCCTTGTCCAAAAAGTAACAGCGTACTTCTCTGGGTTTTGCTTGAACCCTTGAGGATAAGCGGCGCTAGCCTTAGTAAACTTCATCGTGTGATAATTACTTATATCTCCATAAGACTTAGGTATTAGATATTTAGCCATATCTAGCTTTGGTAAGTCTGTCATCTTTGATATTATTTGTATTGAATTCTCTGGTAAATTTATAGCTATACCAACATCTTTCCATTGGCGAGGCTCCCAGTATATTCTAATATTGATATCCTCTTCAACTTCAATAGCTTTGTACCCTCTACCATCACAGTAAGGGCAGGGCATACCCCTGCTAAAAGGATAAGGTCCGCCAGTCTTGTACACGCTAACAGACCGCGTGCGAGTACCTAGAGTATCCAAATAACAGTTAGGACACTGCTCTCTCTTTTCTGGATATACCAATGTGGCGACTCTCTCAAAAAGAGTAACCGCCTCATTGTAGACGTTAAAAACGCCCGTAGGAATTACTATGGGCATATTTTATACCGTTATAAAGAATACTTTTGAACTAGTTCCACTTGGGGCTCTGACATACACTGTGCTAGGGTCGATGACCGGAATCACAATGCTTTCTCCGGCAGCCAATGGAAACCCATCGGTTCCGTCTGCCGCATTCGCAGTAACCGTAGAGACACCCACGTAAACCTTAACCGAATTAGTAGAGTCGGCTATGACTTGAACACCACGTGATACATGACTAGTCGTTGTTAGTTGCAGAGCAGTTGTGCCGATACTGCTTTTTCTGCCAGTTAAAAAATTTGGTACGGCTGCCATATTAGTTCTCCCTATGCGCTATAAGTGTTATAATCATCAAACCTGTCTTTGAGGCGTGAAAACATTATGTCTATTGGTTCGTCAATTAAAGATGATGATTTAGCAGTAGAAACAGAATGATCAGAATCAATCTTCTCAGCGGCGGTTAAGCCTTTAGCTCCTGCAACACCAACAATTCCATCTCCACCATTTGGTTGAGAATCTCCTGTTTTAACTTTTTTTGCTACGTCTACAGCCATTGTTTATCTCCTTTTATTAGTTTCCAAATACAGAGCCTGATCGGGCATCGTATCCGTTGTTAAATCCAGCACTTCCGGGACTATAAGGACCGAGAATTGCTTGACCATGTATACTATTAGTTGTTTTGTAGTTCTGCATTAATTCTTCAAACTTTGCAGAGAGATCTTGATATAAACCATTGAGAGCTGTCGCAACACCTCTAAGATCAATAGCAGAAGGGCCATCTCTTAAGGATAGCGAATTTGACGACTCTGTCTTTACTTCACTACCTAGAATAATACACGCAGCCTGATAAGCTGTAAGCACAGTAAAGTCTGTGTCTTTGTTATCTACTGGATCTGGGGTAATTTCTTTTGTCGCGATATCTACTACATACGTATAATTAAAATCAGCTTGATCATATACCTTATAGGCGGCTACAGCTATAATCTGCTCTAGTCTAGAATCGGCATATTTGGAACTATCTAAGTCACCAATCAGCGTTCTGACAAAAAGAACTAAATCTGTTGTCCAAGCCATTATAATTTCCTTTCTAAATAAAGTTAATACTATCTAACTATACACAAAATGTTCTATAAATAATATTAAAAATTAAAGTGGGTAGAAAAAGCCTCGAAACCCTCTGTACCATGAAATAGATGAAACCTTGTATTTGGCTTTATCTTTTTGCCTGTCGCTGCGATAGGTAGCTCGAATTCATGAGCACCCAAGTCCCACGTAACTCCAGCAGAATCTCTATTGTTGCCGTTAATGTCTATTTCTACGTCAATTGGCGATGTTCCTAGATCTACAGCGGTTCCTATAAAGTTACAGCCTGTCTTTAGGTGTAAATCAGGATCGCTAGTAGATGTACCAACAAAGGCGTTGCTATATGTATCTGTTGTGACGTTACTCACTCCAGCTATAGATCCAACCGCGCCCCAATAATCTAAAGTAGCGCTAGCGTGCTTGGTGTTCCAGTAGTTATTATCGTATCTTAATATAATTATATTCTTAGCTACAGACCCTGCGTTATTTAGAGTGCCGTAAAATATATACCCAGAATTACTGGAATTATCCCCCACATTATTATAATAATATGTATTGTTATATATATAAGATGTTACAGAAGTAGAAGAATGATGAACAAAAAGATCTGCACTCGATCCACTAGTATTGTTGAAAATAAAGTTATTAGTGAAATTTGCAGCGCTAAGGTTTCTAATTACGTAAACGTCTGTAGAAACATCGGACGTGCTTCCGAAGTTATGCACTAGACAGTTCTGAAGATAAACATCAGAAAGTCCTGTGTTAAACTTCACCCCATATGCACCGTTATCATTTCCATTTATATCTAACCAAGATATAACTGTATTGCTTTCATGGACATTAATAGTATAAGAAGTTGGACCCGCTGGCTTAACAGTAGCACCCGACCCAATTGTCCCGTCATGTCTAGCAGATGGATCAGCAGTTAAGGTTATCTTCAAAAGGTCAAACGCCCCATTAATAGATACATTCTCACTAAATTCACTATCGTCATAACAATCACCTTCTGCTGTGTCTTGCGATGCATAAATACTAGTATCGGATAAATCAGACTCCCACGCAGATATAGTACTGTAGTCACGCCCTACTGCTGTGCCTATTGTTTTTGCTACGTTGGCCATGTCTTATTCCCTTATACTAAATTCTTATAAACCATAAAAGTATGGATATCACTAGAGTAGGTAGTGGCTCCAATCACGAGTTTTCCCTGAAGCTTCCAAGTTCCCGGGGAAGATAAGTCTCCAGAGACTGTTACATATTTAGCTTTTCCATCAGCACCAGTATTAACAAGAACTCCGGTTTTCGATAGAGTTACATCGTCAGGCCCCTGAAGCATTATAGTGATAGTGGCAGAACTAATATTAACAACAGAACCATCGTCTTTGAAGGTTAGTTGGAACGTAGTCCCTATATCGTTAACATGTATTTCGTTAGATGCCATAGTTACCCCTCAAATATTCTTAATGTTTCTATGCTAGCGTCCACATTTTTTGCTGTATTAATAGACGCAATCTTGCCTATGTCCGTATTGATATACACAATAAACTCTTCGACATCTGGGAATTGACTTATTTTTCCAGCAACTGAAACACTAGCACTAGTAAGCAATGAAACAGCACCCTCTACGTCGCTAGACACTATCCCATCAGCAGATATGGTTACACTAGCATTCATGCTAGTAGACGCAAACCTTTTGACAGTTCCCGACGCTACGGTGGAAATTGAACCCAATATAGAAACAAACCCAGCCTTCTTAGTCATTGCTTCTGCTTTGGTAACTGAAATTGTTGCCGCCATAGATGTCGCAGCATTATTCCTAGCCTTAGCGGTAACGGACACCGAGACCGAACCAGAGATAGATGTAGCTCCGCGTATCGGGACTTTTCCGGAGGCGGAAACTGAGATGGAAGCTGAAACAGATGTCGCCGCGTGTTTCTTGACTTCCGAAGCGACGGAAACCGCAATAGACCCCGAAACAGAGGTAGCTGCGTTTTTCTCAATTAGTGCAGCAGCGGAAACTGCTATAGACGCCGCAATAGATGCCGCTGCGGTTCTTGGTACTGTTCCCGCAGCAGAAACTGCGATAGAGCCTGAGATAGATGTAGCCGCTTTTTTCCCGATTACCCCAGCAACGGAAGTCGTAATAGAACCTGAAATAGATACTGCCGCATTCTTCTTAATTAGCCCAGCGGCGGAAACTGCGATAGACCCTGAAATAGATGTCGCTGCGTTTTTCTTAATTAGCCCAGCAGCGGAAACCGCTATAGAGGCTGAAATAGATGTCGCCGCGCTCATTGACCCACTTGCAGTAACGGAGATTGAGACGGAACCTGAAACAGATGCAGCGGCGCTTTTCTTAACTAACCCAGCAGCAGCAACAGTGATAGAAGCTGAAACAGATGTAGCTGCACCCTTCTTAATCAGTCCAGCAGCAGAAACCGCGACTGATGCCGAAATACTAGCGGCTCCTGAAACAGTTGTTATGCTACCCGCTGGCTCAGACGAGAAAGGTACGGATGAAAATGGGGTTGCTGAAAAACTCATTTATAACCCCTTTTTTACATAGTTAAGATATTACCAACTGCTTAATATTATATACACAATGTTTATGGATCTAAAAACAATAAAAATGCCGGATTACTAACGGCTGACGAGCTAGCCTCCGGACACTCAAAGTATGCCCAACTCACTTTGGTTTGAGTTCCCATACCTCCCTGATCAACAGCTTGTATCTTTAACCTAAGATCAGTATAATCACTAATAGCATTGGCTTCGCTAGCAGTTAGTGTTGTCGTAACGGTTGCATACGCAGTGTTGGGAGTAATAGTAGCAGCTCTTATAGCGGTAGAACCCTGTAGCAATGTTACAGTAAGGATTATTGAGTCCATCCCCCCCGTCTCTAAAACTCTAACTGTAAACTTATGATCTGACGCGGAGCTTGGGTCTGTGACATCGCCAAGACCAACGGTACAGATATCAGTAGAGCCCCACTCATCAGTAACGTGAATATAATCTGAATCACTGACAGTAGACTCATCTATATATGAATAAAGATTGGTATTGTTCCCGGCTGAATTAACCCATCGCCCATCAGAAACATCGCTGTCTGGTCTTGCGTATACTTGTGCCATTATATATTTTGTCCTATGACAAATCCATCATATGTATCTGCTCCCGTAACAAGAAACCCAACTACATCTGCTTTATTCGCAGTGGTAGTCAAAGTGGGAGCAGAGCCTCCAGCCCATTTAATTGTACTAAACCAAGTTACGGTTCTGCTTCCGGTTCCATCTTGTAGTATTCTAATCATAAATTTCTGACCCGCTGTTTCATTTGATATAGCGAACACTCTATTTGCACCCAGAGTAACCGTATGCACGTTTGCTTCATTTACATCAAACGTAACTGTAGATGCATCTGAGTTAGATTTGAGAGCGGGTTTGGTTGCTTTAGAAAAGGTAACAGCTCCGGTAGAAGCGATAGAAATAGCATCGGTATCAGAAGCAGAACCAATATTTCCTCCGTCGGCAACAACCACGCTAGTTAGGGTTCCGACTGATGTAATTGCTGATTGAGCGGCGGTCGTAACTGTAGCAGCAGTACCGCTTGCGTTGCCCGTAACGTTGCCCGTAATAGGCCCAGCAAACCCTGTTGCCGTTAAAACACCCGTATTGGAATTAAACGTTAGATTGCTTCCAGATTTTGGACCTAAATCGCCGGTCGCAGCAGTAACGAACAACGGAAAACATGTTGTGTCGGTAGATTCGTCAGCCACAGTTATCACCGTAGGTGTGCCGCCAGTGGCGGCCTCCCAAGCGGGCGCTGATCCAGCACCTGTAGCAGTTAATACGTGACCATCGGTACTCGCCGCCAATCTGGTAAGTACGCCACCAGAATTACGATAATAAATATCTCCCTCTGCATCACTACCCATTGTAACGGTAACACCGGCTAATACAGTCCCGGTCGATAACGTCCCAGACGTAACAGTGCCAATCGTGACTAAATTTGCGGCAGATGTAATAGCTGCCTGCGTGCCACCAGTAACGGTTGCGGCAGTACCACTGGCGTTACCTGTAACGTTGCCCGTAAGAGGCCCGGCGAATCCAGTTGCTGTTAAGATACCTGTATCAGAAGCGAAGGTTAGATTGGTGCCAGACTTTGGTCCCACATTACCTGTTGCCGCAGTAACGAATAAAGGAAAACACGTAGCATCGGCAGACTCGTCAGCTACAGTTACAGTGGTCGCAATAGCAGCAGTACCGGACGTGCTTTGATTAAGAGTGGGAAACGTACAGTTTGTTAGAGTTCCAGATGCTGGCGTTCCCAATACTGGAGTAACTAAAGTAGGACTAGTGGCAAAGACTAATGCTCCACTTCCTGTTTCGTCCGATATTACTCCTGCTAATTGAGCAGAAGTTGTGGCAGCCATGACCGAAAGGTTGTTGCTAGTATAAACACCATTTGTTACCGTAGCAGAGTTGCCAGTACAACTACCGGAGCTACCAGAAGCGTTACCCGTAACGTTACCTGTCAAGGCACCAGCAAAGAGCGTAGAAGTAAGAAGCCCACTGTCTGGGTTATACGTTAGCCCCGTATCGGTCTCAGTACCTTGAGTTCCCGTTGCCCCGTCTACAAAGAGTGGATAAACGGTTTCATTGGTACCATTGTTGGCGGTGACCGTAACGCTCGTTGCGAGGGTGGCGAGGGTGGCGGTTCCAGCGGTTAGGCTCGCAGCGGTTCCGGTTGCGTTAGTAGCAACTAATGCCGAAGGCGTTCCCAACGCAGGCGTTACTAATGTTGGGCTCTCGGTAACTACCGATTTCCCGGCGGGATAACCACAAAACACAGTGTGCGTTCCAGAGCTTAGAGTAATAGCGCTTGTATTTCCCGCACTGTTGTCTAAGATCGTGTCTCTACTGAGTGTAGTTCCCGACAGGGTATATGTCCCAATCCCTACTTCCCAAGCATTATTAGCATCTTCTATAACATAATAGGTTGTGTTGGTATTCCCTATAACGGAAAAAGTCTGATATCCAACAACAGCTCCCGCGAGAGTTATCGTCCCCGTTCCGGTAGTTGTAGTAGTTTCTTTTACTCTATCTTTAAGTACTAAAGCCATTACCCATGCTCCCTATAAATTAAGCAAAGGTAATATCAAAATCACCCGCAGAAACGATAAACTGATCTGTATTCTCAACAAACTTGGTAGCAGTCAATGATCCGTACAATAAAATGTTTCCGGTACTAGCCGCATCTGCTATAAAAATACCTGATACATGACCCCATTCATTAGTTGCAGCAGCAAATGTTATTGCGCTTTCATTGTCGGTAAGACCACTGGTTCCGCCCGCACTCCAATATGCATCACCTCGAATACTACCAATTCTAGCGTAAGAACCTCCAGTTAGTTCATGAGTAAGGGTTCCAGCCTCAAGTTGAGCAGCATCATATTTACCCACTAGTCCAATATAGACGCTTGGCTGACTAAAAGACGTTCCTCTCAAGATATGGTCTATAAGTTTATTTTCTAAATAGTTTGACATTGCGGTCATGATATATACTCCTGTAGTAATATGTATAAAATGTTTTAATCTATAGTGTGATAATTCCCGCGACAACCTTATCTATATTTAAGTCATCTATATGGGGCCTGTCAGATACTGGTTTTCGTCCATCTATTGCAGTATCTTTATTTCTCACGTCGTCAATATTAATTCCCAAAGCCTCAGACAAATCCCAATAAGGAATCTGCCATTGTCTCTTAGCAACCATGTCTTCTCCACTAATAGCTGACGACTGTCTATCGCTGGCGGTGCCGCTGGAAACTTCTGTAACTATATTGTTCTTGAAGCCAGATGAATTCAATACTAATAGATGCTTCTTCTCTATTTCTGTAAATGGCCAATTGCTATTTTCAGACTTTAGATTATCTGAATAAGCCTCTATGGTATGCCATAGAGCAGTTATATCTAACTCTCTCGAATCTCCATACCAAATTTCTGACCCAGAAGACCCAAACACTTTATGTCTAGGGCTTTTTAGTCTTTTTGCAAGGAACGCGGTAACATCTATACTTTCTGCTCCAAGAGTTTCTTCTCCTAGCGTTAACAGGTTTATTTTCTTTACTGTATTAACCCCAGTTCGCTCAAATCTATACAAAGACGCTCTTTCTAGGTACTTCATAAGCAATGAATCATTAACCCTCAAGCCTGTAACACTATCAAGAGGAAAGTTATCTACATTGCATATTACCTGAGCGTTGGTTAAATGTATGCGATCATAAGAGAACGCTTGCACTATATCCCCATCTTTATATGAGGCATCTCCTTCTGTGCTATTGATCTTTATTAGCAGTTCCATTCTTTACCCCTAGTTTATATTAAAGCTCATTCAAGTATATATACACAAAAACTAAAAAAAACCGCCCCATTGTTGCCAACAGGACGGTTCTTTAAACTCAGGTAAAGTACTTAAATTAGAACGAGCCAGCGAGAACTCTTCTATTATCTAGTACACCAAAGCCGATTTCAGCCCAGCCATAATACCCTTGGCGTTGATGTCGGTGAAGAGCTTCGTCTTCATAAACTTCAACTTCCTTTTTAACAGGCATTACGAAACTATCGCTACTTGCTTGGTCAAGACCAATGATGAGTTCGACATCTGTGCTAGCCAACGAACCACCAAGATCACTCGTGAAGTAATTTTGATATTCTTGACCGTCACCAAATTCGAATAAGTCATGCAAGTTAACACCGAAGAGTCTTGTCAAAGGAGCTCCGTCGTCAGCTGCTTCGTAAATTTCACGTCGTGAAACTTCGTCAAGCTGATCAACACCCCAGTTGCGGATATCTTCAATAGCTTCTGGAGACAAGTACATGTCAGTAAGGCGACCGTTAGCAGTGACGCTATTACCGCCACCATTACGTCTCATGACTGTCTTCATGAGCGAAACGATACGTTTGGTGAATTGACCAACCGCAGCATCTGCATCATAGACCAAAATATTTCTGTCAACAGCAGCGGCGAGCAGTGTATGCCAGCCATCGTCGTTGATTTTCTTAACAAAAGATGATTCCAAAACTTGCATTGCGCGAGCAATAACGTTCCAGTTAGCCTCACGAGCATATTTAAGCAAGAAATCAATCGAGCTAGTAATGCCGTAAGTGTTAACCATTACGTAATCGCCTTCGACGCTACGTTCTGGAATACGACCGTGACCCGGATTGGTATAAGCGACATGTTCGCTTTCCGTACCCGGAGCAAGAAGGTCGAGTGGGAATTCAGGGGTTGCGCCCGGTTCAAGTGGCATAGCTTCATAAATTGAAGTTACGACATCGCCGAACAAAACTCCTTTACGTAGTGGCGTTTCCAAAGCTTTTGCGATTTCTCGCTGAGCTTCGATAGCCACCGCTTTATCTGAACTACCGGATTGTTTTAGCAATGCGATGAATTCATCGGAAGGACGTTCTTTCATATTCATATTATTATTCTCCTTTTACGAGCTAAAAATTACGGTAGGTTGATTTCTACTTTGGCATATCCATCTTGGTCTGCGGTAGACAAGAATCGCCCAATAGCGGAAACAGTTCCGTCGCCAACAATGTCTGTAATTGAAAGATTACCACTATGTGCTGGGAAAGCTTGTGCTCCAGCAGTAGGTGTAGTACCTTCAATATTATTGGTGACAACATAGCCTTTACGAAGAATGGTAACTTTACCACCCTTTTGCACTTCATCCTTATGTTGATTAATATGCTGGCGAGTAAGGTCAAGATTGACCATATCGTTCAGCAACAATCCCATAGGGACTTGGCCTGAGGCAGATGCTGCATACGTAACCAAGGCTGTGCCTTGATCCATAGCTGCACCACTACCAGCAGTGCTCATTGAAGCAATACCACCTCTAGTAGCAACTTCGTTCATGAAGAAACTAATGTCAGTTTGAACTTCATTTCTATCTGATTTAAGAGCCATTATCTATTCTCCTTTTAATTATTTCTTAAGATTAGCCGTTGATTTAAGTAAAGAACCAAACCAATCGCTAGCTGTCGAGCGAAGTTCAACCGAAGGGTCGTCTCCGTCAATAGCTTCAGCCATTGCAATGTTCTCTTCCACTTCTACTTCTTCGAGATCTTCAGCAGATGCTTCGGACTCGTCAATCTCTTCCTCAAGAAGTTCGTCGTCGGCCTTAGAGGCTTTCTCGTCCTTCTTGTCTTTTTTATCTTCATCTTTGTCTTTATCTTTGTCTTTATCTTCGTCTTTCTTGTCTTTGTTGACCATCCAAGGCGGAAGTTTTGCAACAATAAACTCGAAAGTCTCTTGATCAAGATCTTCAAATTTAGCAATAGCCTCATCCAGCGATTCGCCTTCAAGACCTGCTTGGGTTAAAGCAGCAACTCTCTTTTCGAGGGTAGCAGCTTTTTCAATTTCGGCTACTTTAGAAATAGCTTCTTCTTTAGCGGCTTCAGCTGAAGCCAGTGATACTTCAAGTTCTTCCACTCTAGATAGAGCTTCTGTAACTTTAGACTCAAGAGAGGCAGAAGCCTCGTCTTTAGCAGAAATGGTTTCTTCGAACGTTCGCAATTGAGCTTCAATCGCTTCGGCTTTCTGAGTTTCCATTTCCTGCTTCATAGTCTCATTAGCTAGACAAGCTTCGGCCAACGCGGCTTTCACTTCATCCAGCTGTTTCTGTAAAACATCGGACATTGTAGTCTCCTTTATTGATGAAACAGTAATAAGTTTACTTTTACATTCACTAAAACTTTGACTATCATTTAAAATGATACTTCGAGGATTAGCAGGTTTAGAAACCAAGCCCTTGCCAGAGAAAGATATATTTCTTAATAATCTACCTACTTCATAACCCTCATACTCTCCTGTTCCCCCGTAGGATCGGAGATGCTTCGACAAAAATGCAGAAGCCTCTTCTCTCGCCACAACCTTGCTTTCGCCCTTAGAATTTCTTAGAGCGTAATCAAAACTTGGGAACAAACATTCCATGGATACAAACCATTGATTTCCTTCCTCAATCTCTTCTATAAGATTAGCCATACGTCCTTGAAGATCCATATCACTCCAAGACCTATAGAGCACGGCATTTGTGATAATATTAAAGTCTTCGGGAGAACCAGCTTGACTCCAGTCAACGGCTCCATCTAAAGATTTACCACTAAAATCGACCACATAATTTCCTGTAATATGGCCAATGATATCTTTTTCGTCGTGCATATAATTAAATTGTTTATCTTCGGGAGTTGAGCGCGCTGCCCACATCTCTTGAGGATCAAAAACATCATCGTTTTTATTCCAGCCACTACTCACTAGAACAGAGCTTAGGTAATAAAGATCAAATTGCTTATCTTCTTTATTATCGGCGACTGTATGAGATAGGGCAATAGCCTTTTCTTCATCGGTTATCTCTAGATCGATAGGAGCACAATATGCAATTGTGCAATTGTTCTCTACTAGATCTTGGATACCGTCTTTTATTTCTTGTGCATATGCTTTCATGTGAATCTCCTTAAGAGGTAATACACAAAAAATGCAGTTTGACTATCTTTTTAACTAAAACTAGCAAAAGTGGAGGCGTAGATATATCGCATTTCATCAACACTAGGTTTCTTGTTCTGTGCTTTTGAGAAACTAGCGATAGAAGTTTCTATATCATTCTTGAAATCGCCCGACGGTTTTGTACCAGAATCAATAATAGCTTTTATTACATCTGCATCGATATCCATGAACGGTTTAACTCCAGTCAATATGCAAAGCTTGAGATATTCTAGCTGGTCAAACTCTGACTTTGTTAGGCTTCGAGCATTCTTCTTGTTGAAGTGCGCTAGAGCCATAGGCATAACTAACTCAGAAATATCTTTCTGTGCTTCATAAGCCCATAACGTAGTAGATACGTCACCTTTACTGCGAGGTAGAACTCGCTTTTGTTTTCTCTTTTGCTTATCTCTAGCGTTTTTAGGCCTCCCTCCGTCTGGATCAGGAGTCGCTGTGTTCGTGTCTTCTACTGTCGGTTTTGGAGTCTCATCAACCTCTATTTTGTTTATCTGGTCGATCTCAGATACGGGAAGACCTAAGTTCTCAAGATAGATATCATTATCCAAAACATCTTTAGTGAGTGCGATCTTAGCGATGTCTTCTTTATGCTGTGGGTTATGATACGGCCCTGCCTTATTGGGTGAGAGCGCATCGTTAACTCTAGATCTCTCTTCTCTACGAACTCTAATTTTCTCGATAGCCGGTAGCTCTCTGAATCTTTCGAGAAGCGTTTCATGAGATATAATGTCTCTATCGGCTAGTTGGACTAGTAATTGTTTCTGTGCAGCTTCGTCTGCCAATATAATTGAGTCGAAGTGAATTTCTGCGGGGAATCTAAAGCCCATAGCTTTCTGAATGATTTTAATCTCATGCTTCCAAAAACCCTTTAAGATTTCACGACCATACTCAAGTCTTTCTACTAAGGTCTTCAGGCTAACAAAGTTATTGGTATATCCACCACCTGAAGATGCTCCAGTTAGAGTGGGAGGAATTCCAAGACCTGCATATACACTTGTGAGTATTGGCTGGTATTTTTCTGAACCTAAGAACTTATATACCTGACTATTGCTTTCTTTAAAGTCAATCTCAGGACCCCAAACTAAATCCATAGTTCCACCACCAACATTACTGGCAAGGATATCCCTAAGCTTATTAATAGCTGCCTTAGTGGGTATAATCTTATGATCTAGATCGCCAATTCTCCACAGTCTAACATTAGATATAGCCCCATCAAGAGCTGCTAGATCTGCAAGTTTCATTTTTTCTAGCATAATGATATCGTCGAGGATCGCATAAATCATTGGGTTTGCCCAAAGGTTCCAATCATCTTTTTTGTAATGGAACATCATCACTTTATCTTTATCTAGAGGGATCTCCCTTTCTCCCTGCGAAAATCTTTTCATCATCGCGGCAGGTAGGTTCTGTCGTTTCCCATCGTTAGACATCATCAAAGAGTTCATTGTTGTCTTTGACACCTTTAGTACATACTCAAGGTCTCCAGTAAACATTGCCGCATCAACATTTTTAACATCAACAGCTAAGGGGTTGAGAAAATCATACTTCCAAGGGATCTCTCTCTTAGTAAAATCTATATCTTCAATCTTCATATCTGCGGCAGCGGTGCTTCTCTTAAGCTCGGCTTCTTTTTTCTTGCTTATCTTCGCAGTGCTTCTCTTTACGGTAACGTTACCACATCTATATAGATAATTTAAGAATCTCTCTGATCTATCCAGACCGTCAACTTGTTCGAACCATTTTCTATAGAATCTCTCAATTGATTTGTTTGGATGAACAAGAGTAATGCCCTGAGATGCAAAATCCCCCATCAGGTCGATAACATTTCTGATAATCCCGACTTTATCATATGCCTGCATACACATCTTTATAATCCGCTTTTGCTGTGTTGGAACAGCTTCGCCGGGACGAAAGGACGTGTAGTCGCTCTTGTCAAAACTAGGGCGAACAGACCGCGAGGACTCGACATCTAAGAATGTTCTATTGTTGTAGGCAAAGGATTTTTGTATGCCATCATAAGCGTGAACAGTATCGGAAGATGCCTCATAAGCCTTGCTGCGCTCTTGGTCATTTCCCCACGTTAAATAAAGATCATCTGCCATTTGTATTGTTCCTTAAACAATAGTATTGATAATTCGATTACTTTTAAGTATACACAGTATTAGTATATATCGCCCATATTTTCTGTAAACCATGAGGGACCTTGATACAAGGGGCCGTTGTCTTCGTCTTTATCGTTCTTGTTCGCTGCCTTTTCGGCAAACCCTCCATAATGATCATAAGTCCGTACTGTTCTCTCTACGAACATCTGTCTAGCAGACATGTTAGCCATAATTAAAGAAGAGTAACGATCTTTTCTTATTCTTCTTTTTCTACCCGCAGCAACCTTTACTTCAGGGGTATCCCATTTTTCTCTACCCAGCCCTGTTTGCGTCATTATGATCATAGATAGCTCATTCTTAAGCTCCTCGATCTCCATAACACAATCCTCTAGCGTGTCATATACTCTTCCTTGTATGTTATCTTCTTCAGCAGAAAGACCAAGACTCACGGTGTCGAAGTCTGGAAACAAAACTAGCTTATCTTCAAAGTCTTTTCTGAGACCATGATTAGCCTCTGCAAGCCAATCGTATTTTGCAAACTGGCACATCTTTAATATATGCAATCCGGGTTCATCATCTGTATCTTTAGGTTTGTCATAATCTATAGTCGGCCATATTTTGACCTCGCCCTCTCTAACTTTGTCTTTGTCGTGCAAGGCTTCCATAACAGCTATACCTCCGCCCTGAGCGTCAAGAGCTATCTCTATACAAGGAAACACTCTCATGAGGTTTCTAATCTTCCTAGCGCAGTACGAATAAAAGTCATCCTCATCAACAAGGTGAGACTTGAGCTTCTCTCTATGTTGACTCCTGTTTGTAGTCCAACAGTGAACAATGCGTCGGTGGGTTTCGTTTACTTCTAAAACAACGATACTAAAGTTATCAACCTCTGATGCAGGGTCAACACCAAAAATGTATTGTTTCTCTGGAACCCCCTTTAGCTGTGATTCAAAACTAATATCCTCACCGTTTATCTTTATGCTATTCTCTAGAGAGGCGATACAGCCCTCAATTAAAGACCTTTTAAAGAACCCTTGGCTATCCGTAGTGAAACATGCCCCATACTCCATCTGGAAGATACCAGAGTGGATTGTTGCTCTTGCTCTTGCTACCTGACCCTCGTCCATAAAGCCTGATGGAATAGTCGTTACAGGCATGCGGATCACAGAATACTCTTGCCAAGCAAAATCCTCTGGGACATCACCCCCAAAAATATCCCTAAGCTTAGCTCTATCGCCCTGACTATTTATAATATCTTTATATCTCTTCCAGTATTCAGCGAAGTGATTGAAATCATAATAAGCAGTACCTGATAAAATAATCTGGTTTGATTTAGCATCAGCTAGACCTGTCTCCTCTTCCTTATATTCTACACCAAGCTCAGCTGCTTTTTTCTGTCTAGCCTTAGCCTTAACCTTCTCAATAGGAGAGGATGCCACAGCGGCAAAACCGGCGACAACATTTTCGAAAATCTCTCGCGGAATAGATGCAAACTCGTCTGCAATAATATCGTTCGCACGCTGACCACGAATCTTACTTCCATCACCCAGAGGTAAACAAGTTATAGTACTATCTCCAATATGCATAACACATCGATCAACGTCCCTTCTAGGTCCGCTGCTAGAGCCGCACAGATCCCTCAGGACGGGTGCGTTCTTCCAAATGGTGTCCATATACTCAAATAGGACTTTAGACTGCCTAAAGGCCGCACCAACAACGATAATCTTTCGTCTAGGCATGAACAAAGCCCTTAGCAAGGTGTACAGAGAGAGTAAAAAGGATTTACCCATACCTCTACTTCCTATCAACATAGGGAACTTTTTATTCCACACCTCTTGGAGTATGAGTGATTGAAAAGGAGATAGCTCAATATTGAGAACATACTTAGAAACAAAAGAGAAGTACTCCGGTCTCATCATGAGCCATGCTGTTCTCTCCAACATCTTTTCTGGATCCTTATCGTGATAAAGAAAATCCATAGGATTGAATAAATCTTCTTCCTTTAGGTCTACACCTAACCACGCATCTTCTATAGTCTTTGTTATATTTTTATCACTCATAGCTTCTTCAGGATAGCCTCAATAGAATTGTTCTGATTTTTACCAATTAGAACGTCAGCGAATCCATACTCTACCGCTTGTCGCCCACTGAGTATCCAGTCTTCTTTTACGTTTAACCTACGTTTAAGTATAGACTTAATCTCTTCAGGTTTCTTACCCTTAAATGCCGCGCCTTTCTTGCAACACTTAGTATATATATCATACATATCGTTCTTACTGCGCTTAAGGGCCTCTGCGTTAGATATGAACTGCTTTGTCGTTCCGCTAAGCTCACAGGCCCCTTCATGAATAACCCACTCACAATTGATGTGTGTTGCCCTGATACCTTTTCCAAATGCGGCCTGTGGAATTATACTTCCCATCGAAGATGCAGAACCATAGCAGATAAACAAAAACTTGCACTGACTAGTTGCGATAGCATCGTAGATAGCTAGTCCAGCACTTTGATCTCCGCCCACATTGTATTGATGTACAACAATCGGGTCAGAGCTTAAAGATTCAAGCATTACTAGGTTCTTGATGAACGTTACTGCATCCTTAGAAGATAATCCATCGTCGTCTGGAGAAAGGAATATTTCCCGAGTGCTAGATAGAATTCCGTAGTCATGCCAATTTGCTAGGGCTGAGTAATTAGTAGGTCTATTCATGGAACATCTCGTTTAATCTCTTAAAAATACTACTAGCGACATAGAACCCATTGGTTTTATCTCCACAGAACAAAACATGTACTCCGTTCCATATTTGATATTCCATAAGGGCTTTCAACAGGTATTTTCCTGTAACTTTTCTTTCTGCTATTTTACTTTGTGTAAATTCAGGTCTCGACTCTTTCATTTCGTCAGAGAAGATAGAGTCTGGGTAATTAACTAAATCTTCTAAAGTAAACTCACAGATAATAAACTTAAAGGGAAACTCCCGCATCCTTTTCATCTCTGCTGCAAAAGCTTTCTTCTTCTTGCCCAAATTAGTTGCTATTTCTTCCACACTAAACTTTCGCTCCACACAAACCATTTCCTCAAACCCACCAAGGGTGTAGTCGCCCGTCTTAAGCGTTTCGACACGCATGCCGTCACATCGGTCGGATTTATTAAAAATCCAGCCACGCTGCTCCCTAGTGTCTTTAATGACGGTGTAGTTTGGTATATTCTTTTTCGTCATATGTCAGATCTTTCTATAATAACATAGGCCTACGGATCTGGCCCTAACATTAACATCTACATTAGGCCACTCGGCAAATAGACCAGAAAGACATTCTACCTGTTCCCAAGTGTCGAGGTTCTCGATATAGGGTCTTACCTTAGAGGCTTTCACAGATGTAGCTCCATCAAAAGCTCTTGGAGATGTCTCCCAGTCATGACATGAAAATTTACAGCCACTCTTTACTATGTTATCAAAAAACTTAAAGTCTTCTAGGTTAAGATCAGGATCTTCTGGGCCATCAAAGAATAGAAAATCAGGAGTAGGAAAAACCTGACTTGGAAAAATATACTCAAACTCTGAAGAAAATGATAAAAATTTAATGAAGTCTTTGTATCTATCGTTCTTTCCATAAAACTCTCTCGCTGATCCGTTATCCGGATCTGCACTTAGGAGGATAGAGTCTTGACACTTTCCCTCACCCCTCAGTCTAGCCATAGCCTCAGCTATAGAGAAGGTAGAACCACCTCCTGAACCACCTCCGATTTCAATCACTGTAGAGGGCTCACTCGTGTAGACCCACTCAAAGAGCTTCTGTCTTTCTATATCAGACATTTGCCCCCCAACCGATTCTGGAAGTTGATAATCCGCATCTCTTGGTCGAATCTTCTTCATTATCTCTCCAATAGTCCTAGTAAATAATACTCGTAATGTTCCTCTTTACCTGTAACTTCTTTGTGGCAATTATAGCAAAGAGATATCCCATTGCTTACTTCGTACCTCAATGAAGATGCACTAGCCCATTTTCTAATATGGTGCACGTACAACTTCTTACGTTTACCCTTGATGCCTTTAGACTTGCACATTTTACAGGTAAACTTGTCTCTCTTCAGAACATCAGTCCTGAACTTCTTGTAACTGGGGTCTGAGTAGTTCCTCATCTAAATCTCCATCGATCATACCATGTACTAGTTCTGGAAACGAAATTTCAGGTTGCCATCCAAGTTGGTTTCTTGCTTTATCTGGAATACCTAATAGGTAATCAACCTCTGCCGGTCTGAAGAACTCTGGATCAATAAATACAAAATGCTTCCAATCTTTTATTCCAACTCTCTCAAAGGCAATATCTAAGAAATCTCTAACGCTACGAGTTCTTCCCGTTGCTACGACATAATCTTCGGGAATATCTTCCTGTAGCATAAGCCACATAGCCCGCACATAATCTTTCGCGTGACCCCAATCTCTCTGCGCGTCTAAATTTCCAAGTCTAAGCTTAGGAAAGCTAGGAGTCGCTATTGCTTCTATAAACTGTCGCTCTCTCGGCATAGCGATATGCTCTTCGTTAATAGTAAACTTACAGCTATAAGGCATCTCGGTGGAGTTGTTTTGCTCCCAAGCTATGAATCTAGCTATCCACTTAGTAATCTTTCTAGTCACGAAGTTTTCTCCTCTTCGTTCACTCTCATGATTAAACAATATACCACAACATCCAAATATTCCATAGCTATCTCTATAGTTTCTTACAAGGTGGTGCGCTGCTAGTTTAGCGATAGCATAAGGTGACTGAGGAACAAAAGGAGTGTCTTCATCTTGATATTTTAACGGAGGGGGACTCCCAGCAAGAGTATCACCAACGCTAGGGCTCGTTTTGGATACTGAATAGTTCCTGCCAAACATTTCACTCGAAGATGCTTGATAGAACTTAATATCTTCTCTTCTAGGGCATGCTCTGATAGCTTCTAGGATATTTAAACATCCAGCACCAGTTACGTCCCAAGTTAGTGTCGGCTGCTTAAAGGAGGTGCCTACGTGCGACTGAGCGGCAAGGTTGTATACTTCGTCTGGCTCATGTTTGTTAATAATGTCTGCAACACAAAATCCGTCGGTAATGTCTCCCTCGACTAGCAAGAAGTTTCGATGTTTCATTTGACTGACGATTCTTCCCGTCGTGTCAACACTACTACGTCTCGCGACTCCTACTACCTTATAATCTTTAGAAAGTAGCAAGTCAGCTAAATAACTACCGTCTTGGCCTGTCACCCCAAAAATGATTGCGATCTTCATATTATTTTCCTCCTTTAGTGGTTTCTGCGGACAAGAATGGCTGATCCACCTGCCCATCCTCAAATTGAATATACTGTGATAAACGCTCTTTCTCGGCTTCTGTTGCCAAGCGCATTTTTTCCATTTCCATTCCTATTTTGCTACGAAAAGTAGGATCTGATGAAATCTGTTTCACCAGCGATGCAAACGTTAGCTTAGAGTCTTCGATTTGCTTAATACGCTGCTCCCTCGTCCCTTTGAGATCTTTGAGCATTATTGCTTTGCGTGTTTGGAGATCTTTATAATCCTTAGATAGCGTCTCATGCGCCGCCCTAGCCATAGATATTTGACGCTCCAATGACGAAACGTAGTCACGGTCTTGATCCGCGAGATCCTGCTCCTTCTCAACCTGAATTAGGAGCTTCGTCGCCCCAATCTCTGTCAGGTTTTCGTTTTGACTCGTTAAGATACGATTCATTAAGATTTCGAGCTTGATGGTATCCACGATTTGCATTTCTTCTGTATGAAACACATCGTCCTTGAACTGCGCCCACATCTTCTTAAAGTGGAACTGGAATAGTTCCAGCTCTCGCTCTGAGAACTGCTTTAATAGTTCGTTCCAGTAAGGTTTCTGCTTGAGCTCCCGATGAGCCTCCACTTCCTTTTTCTGTTTCGCCGAGAATCCTACATTCTCTTCGATCCATGAAGTTATAGATGAAGCGCTCCGATCAAGATTATCAGCTATGACTTCTGGAGAAAGAGCCTCGCAATTTTGCTCGATATATTGGGTCTCTTCTACTGAAAAACGCCCTCGCTTCATTCGTCTTCAATTATCTCCCTGATTATTGCTTCTATCTCTGATTTCCTGTTCTTGGATATTGAGACTCCCGCACACAATCTTAAATAGTCCGACCTCATACCTGAGGGTATACTCCTCTTGACCAACTCCATTATCTCGGAGTTAGATATTTTAGACAATAAGTCTTCCTCTTCACGAGCTACGCTGAAATTCTCTAAGTTAGCAGGCTCTAGAAGATTCTTTTTCCTCTTCTGCACCTTCTCTGCATTGCCTTCGTCCTGACGAAAGTAGTTATCTCTCTTAAAATTCTTTAATCTATTCGCCATGTGGACAAATAGGAAATTCTCCAAGGGTTTACTCTCGTCATACCTCTCAAGCGCCTCCATACCAATGATAAAAGCTTCCTGCCGTATATCTTCAGTAGTATAGAATGCGAATGTAAATTTGTTGGACAGTCTTTCGCTAACCTTAGTAATCATATCAACAACTTCTTGCTCCGACATATTACTAGGTATTTTCAAACTACTGAGGCCCTCGATTGCGTACTGGAGGATCAGCCACTTCTTCTACATCTTCTTCGATCTCGCCCGCCGCCTCTTCCACTACCGGCATCTCAATAGAAAGTTCTTTGATAATCGCAGCCGCTTCTTCTACGGAGGGGTCTTCAACTTCCAATTCGCCCGCTACTGCATCTTCTAATTCTTCAGAAGCCTTGGAAACGAACTCAGATTGGATTTTTTTGGGTTTGTCTTTGTTACTTGGCATGAGAGCTCCATTATGTATGTGTTAAAAGTGTTACAATTGTATACAACATTGTAGGTGTTTTGTAAAGAAATATACACATAAAATAACTATTTTTACAAAAACCTACGAAAATAGATGCTGTTATTTAAAATTAGGGCCTAAACGAGTCTGGAAATATTAGCATGAAAATATAAGGGGCGATTTTAAAATGACATCAAAACATAATATTAGGGTTTAGTATATTATTTATATATCTATAAGGGGTAAAGTTAATGGAATTAAAGAAATGTAATAGGTGTGGGGAAGATAAACCAAAGGAAAAGGGTTACCATCTACAGGTAAGACCTAATGGTATGCACACTAGACGAGGAATATGTAGAGATTGCAGAAATTCGGACTCTAGAAACAAGATCTGGCGGAAAAAGACATACTACAACGGAGGAAAAGAAGTCGAGGCAAAGTGGCAGAGAAAACAAATACGAGAAAATACAGAATACCGGCTTGCTAAGAACATGAGGGCGCACTGTGCGAGAGCTGTGAGGTACGCGATGAATGGTGAGGATCTCAACAGCTCTAGTGAGAACTTAGGGTGTACGTATGGGGAGCTTAAGGAACATATGGAGAGTCAATTCAAAGATGGGATGACTTGGGAGAATTATGGACTGGAGGGATGGCATATAGATCATATTTTTCCCCTATCAAAAGGTGGCAGCAACCACTATACCAACTTGCAGCCACTCTGGGCTGAAGACAACATGTCTAAGGGTGCCTCGTGGGATTCTAGGGGTCTGTAACTATAAAGGAGAGAAAATGGAATTAAAGACATGTAGTAAGTGTGAAGAAATAAAACCCCTTGAGGAATTTAATAAGCATTCGGATTCTAGGGATGGAAGGGCATGGGCCTGTAAGGTGTGCCAGATGGCGTATCGGCGGGCTTACTATCAAGAAAACAAAGAGTCGATTGCGAAAAAAAATAAGGCTTACAGGGAAGAGAACAAAGAATATTATGCGAAAAAAAATAAGGCCTACAGGGAAGAGAACAAAGAGTTGCTTTCTGAACAAATAAAACGCTGGTATCAGCAGAACAGAGAGGCGACTTTAAAACAACAGGAGGTTTACAAGAGAGAGAACAAAGAGGCAATAACAAAATATAAGAAGGCCTACAGGAAAGAGAACAAAGAAGTGATTGCTAAAAAAATGAAGGCTTACAGAGAAGAGAACAAAGAGGCGATTGCGGAATACCACAAGGCTTACCAGCAAGATAATAAAGAGGAGTTAGCAGAATATAAGAAGACTTACTATGAAGGCAACAAAGAGGCGATTTTAGAACAAAAGAAGGCTTACTATCAGAAGAACAAAGAGTCGATCGCAAAATACAACAAGGTCTACATGAGAGATCTTCGCAGAAACGATCCAACAGTTAGGCTACTGGGGAATATGAGAAACGGAATGTATCTGTGCCTCAAGGGAAAAATTAAAAAATCACATACACTAGACTATGTGGGCAAGAATTCTGAGGAGCTAATGGCATACTTGGAGGTAAAATTCACTAAGGGAATGACTAGGGAAAACTACGGGGAGTGGCATCTGGATCATATCAGGCCTTTATCTTCTTTTGGTTTTGATGAACATGAAGTAGGGTCACAGGAATTTGAGAAGCTTCTATATAAGGCATGGAACTTTAAAAATTTGCAACCGCTTTGGGCAAAGGACAACTTAATCAAGGGTAACAAGTATGAGTCGTAAAAGAGGCAAGCTCTCTAATGGTGAGATGGATTACATCAGGCAAAACTGTTTCGATCTACCTATCGCGGAGATAGCTGTATTCTTAAATCG